TACCACCTAAAAAAGAGGTCGTCATAGACGGATAAAACTGATGGAATTTTTCAAACGAGTATTCAGTCCTGATTCAGTCTTCAAGAAAGAAGACGGCAGCTTGATCCCTTTGAATGATGCCCGTCGCATTCTCATGGGTCGCGCCAAAGATATGGACGATATTGAAGCTGGAGAGTATGTAACTAATCAGTTAAAAAAGTTAGGTTACAATTTGAAGGATATAAAGAATCAACCTCGTCCAGCACAGAAGAGCCAAGAGACACAGTAGTCTTGTCTGAAGCTGCACCAAAACGAACTTACCAACTGTCTACCGCTGAACGTGCCCGTCGTGGGGCACAGAAGCGTTTGAGGGCAGCAAAGAAAAAAGCTACACAAGCTACAAAAAAAGCAGAAGCACAAAGAACCTATGCCCGAAAGCTGGAAAAAACAATTGGAAGAGTCGAAAAGGGAGTATCAGAAAAGGGAACAAATGTCATCGACGTGGGAGATCTCTCCGTTCTACCCCCATCCGTTTCCGACCTTGTGGGTGATTCTGAAGTTGTTTTCCAAGCTAATCCCGGACCTCAAGAAGAGTTTCTTTCAGCGGGTGAGCGGGATGTCTTATATGGGGGAGCGGCTGGCGGTGGCAAGTCATTTGCTTTACTTGCTGATCCCTTACGCTATTGCCATAATCCCAATCATAGGGGTCTTCTCCTAAGACGCACTCTAGACGAACTGACCGAACTAATAGACAAGTCACGACAACTGTACCCCAAAGCATTTCCCGGTGCAAAGTTTCGTGAATCAAAATCCACATGGGTGTTTCCGTCAGGTGCCACCATGTGGTTTACTTACTTAGACAGGGACAAAGATGTCACCCGTTTTCAGGGACAGGCTTTTAACTGGATAGGTATAGACGAGATTACACAATACCCAACTCCTTATGTCTGGGACTATCTTCGTTCACGATTGCGTAGTACCGATCCCGAACTACAAGAGAATCTATATATGCGGTGTACAGCCAACCCCGGCGGTGTAGGTGGCTGGTGGGTTAAGAAGATGTACATCGATGTGCAAAAGGACAACTCTCCTTTTCCTGCATATGACATAGATACGATGAAGCCTTTTGTATGGCCTGACGGTCACGATAAGGCAGGTCAGCCGCTGTTCTACCGCAAGTTTGTTCCTGCACGGTTGACTGATAATCCCCACCTCATGGCTGACGGACAATACGAGGCCATGTTACGTTCGCTCCCAGAAGTTGAGCGGAAGAGACTTCTTGACGGGGATTGGGATGTGGCAGAGGGAGCAGCCTTCCCAGAGTTTTCACGAGAGCGTCATGTGGTCGAACATTTTGAGCTTCCCACCAACTGGCCCCGCATACGTGCCGCCGACTATGGTTACGCGAGTCCGTCGTGCGTTCTTTGGGGGGCTATTGACTGGGATAACAATATCTGGGTTTATCGTGAGCTTTATGCAAAACACTTGACAGCGGAAGACTTAGCCGCTAAAATACTAGAAGCGGAACAACTTGACCCGCTACCTCATTATACTGTATTGGATTCTTCCTGTTGGAATAAGACGGGCATGGGTCCGTCCATAGCAGAAACCATGATGCGATCCGGCGTTAGATGGACCCCCTCTGATCGTAACCGTATTCAAGGTAAGATGGAAGTGCACCGTCGTTTGGGAGATGACCCGTACAGCAATGAACCACGTCTTCGTATATTTTCTTCCTGCCAGCATATCATTAAGCAGCTTGCGGGAATACCTCTCTCCAAAACCAACAGCGAAGATGTGGATACAAAAGCGGAAGACCATGCATACGATGCGTTACGATATATGGTAATGACACGTATGAGCGGATACGCTGCAATACACCAACAACTAGGCGCAATCAAGAACCACGTCTATAAGGTTCAAGACGAAGTATTCGGATACTAACACATGGCTGGAACTAAAGCATACGTATTAGAGACACCATTTGATCCTAGAGAAATGACTTTAGGTGAATTTATCGACTTTTATGCAAAGGAGTCAACCGAAAAAGGCAATAGAAAAAATCAAGATTGGGCTAACAAGATACGAAAAAACCCAGTATACAAAGATTTTTTGGACGAACCTGTAATTAACGTTTTAGATTCTACTGCAACAATAGGTGAAGATACCATCTATCAAGCAGCGGAAAATGCAGAAGAAGCTGATTCAGCTAAAGCAACTCTTCAAAGCAGAATGAGAGTGCTAGAAGATAATGTTCTTAAAAGGGTTGAATTTATTCAAGCTCAAGAGGGAGTTGATTTATCAAAGTACATATCTTTAACAAAGGCAACACCTCGACGAGCTACACGTGGAAAACAAGCCACTTTAAAGACTCAGTTTGACAGTAACAAGATGGGTCAACTTGTTAAAAATTTAGAAGACCACGTTGCAAAATTTCCCGAAGATAGACCAAAAGCAAATGCAATTTTGTTGCTGTTAGAGTTGGGGTCAAGGCCAAGTCTACCATTAGAAATTATAAGCTCCGACTATCAAACAACCAAAGTAACTGAAGAAGCAGAAATGCTGGGTTCAAGTGTGAAAGCTGATGGTTTACACATTCCAGCAGGAAGAAAAGGTGTAAAAAGACAGGCTGGTGGTCAAACTCCAAATGTTCAACCCTATAACTCACCTCTTTCTCAACGAGCCATAACTATTCTGCAAGATCAAAGTGATTATAACCGAACAAACTTTGGAGAGAGCAGGTTAGATTTCTTCTTTCAAATGAAAGATGGTGATGGAAATCTTAGACCTTTGGATTTGACAAAGGATATAAATCCCCTATTAAAAATAGTTACTCCCCCCGGTACAGTTCAAAAGTTAAGAGACGGAAAATTTGTTGCTACAGATGATCCTCTTACAGCCAAAAATTTTAGAACTATTTGGAGTAATATAGCGTTTAACGCTTTAGACGATGCAAAAAAAGTTTCCTACTTACAATCACGTGATGTTGGCACAAACACAGGTTCTGTTTCAGTTTACTTGGGACAAGTGGGAGATTACAAACCTGCAGCCGTAGACGATTTGAATAAAATTAGTATGAAGACGTGGGGACTCTATTCCCTCATAGATGATGAAGGAAAAGATCAGTTTAAAAACTCTGGCAATCTACTTTCTACATCGACCATGCTTTTTGGAGACAATATATACCGTAGAAAAGAACGTATATACGAACCATTTGGATCTGGTGTTGCACAAAATATACCGATTCAAACTGGTGGGTTTAGTGCTCCTGTAGATGAAACAGCACAAAAAACAAAAGTACCCGCTGCTAAATCAGCAGATCCAGACCCTATGATTTCAGAGAGTGGACAGAAGGCTTTGAATAAATATGGTCTTGGTGATTTATTTAAAAATGTCGATAAAGGAAAAGCAGGTATAGCAGCAGTAATTACAACAGGTATTGCGTCGTCTAAAGACGCTGGTGCTGCTGCACTAGAATTTTTAGGTGAATCTGGGCGGGACTTAGCAATAGAAGGTGCACTTTTGGCAGCTAAAGCTCCAACTGCAGTTGCTGGTGCTGCTACATTTGCTGTTGATCCTAGCTTGGGAGTTGGTATCTCACCATCCACTATACGACCAGAAGAAGATGATATGACACGTACATTCACACCTCTATCTGATGAAAGTATGATGGAAGATATTGCTATACGAGATTCGGCTATGAGATTAAAGCCTGAAGCGGGAAAGAACTTTATTCCTGCACCCGAAGTTGAAAACGACAACTTCTTAACTATGAAACCTTAACGTAGGGAGAAACCTATGCCAGATTATAACAAAGGTGCCGCTTACATTATGAACTCTGACAAAGAGTCCGTCGATGATCAAGCAGGTGTAAACCAGCTTTACCGTGAAGGTCTTGAGTTTGAGACTCGCGTAAAGACTGCTCCAATTTATGAAGATATGCCAAAGAAGCAAACAAAGCCTACGGTAGAAGCTTCATTCAATACGATGGCTGAAGACAGAAACTACTTCAGCTAAAGGAAAAGTAGATGGCTGATGATTTTCTTGAGCCGGATGACGATACAGCAATCCCTGTAGTCTCTCCTGCAGAGCAGATGCCGGGACTTGCCGGATATATTCGTGCTAAGTTTGATGACGCAGAACACGGACGCTTTTCATATGAGCAGCGTTGGATTCAGGCGTATAAAAACTTTCGTGGTATCTATGACTCTACGACACAGTATCGTGATTCCGAACGATCAAAGGTGTTCATCAAGATCACCAAAACAAAAGTTCTTGCGGCATATGGACAAATCGTTGACATCCTATTTGCAAACAAGAAGTTCCCGCTGGTTGTGGAATCAACACCAATGCCAGAGGGTATCGAAAAGTTTGCACACA